TTCCTTAGCGTTGCTCGCGGGCAGTGCAGGGCCTTTCCAGCACCCCGTTAAGCGCCGCTCGCTGCATGGCTTCTGCCAGCCTCCAGGCCTTCAGCCTTTTCTGCGGCTCGCTGGGAAAGGCGCGAGAGGATGCCATCGATCTCTGTTTCTACCTTCTGGCGCTCGGCCACGATGCGGGTCAGCCGGGCAGGCAGGCCTGCAAGCTCCGACCTCACCATGCCCGCCAGCTCCGCCATATCGTTCAGCGCATCTTCGACCGGGATCAGTTCCCGCGAACGTTCGGCGATGCGCAGTTCAATCTCCAGCGCCCGAGCATCACGCACCCGGCTGTCCGCCGCCGACTTGGCCGAACGCCGCTCGTCGTCCTTGAGGTAACGCAGATAGCCCTGCACAGCACCTACGAGTTGCACGAAGCCGCGCTTCTCAGTTTTCGGTATGAAGCCCTGCTTCACAAGCTGCCGGATGCGTTCTTCCGAGATCATCAGCAGCCGGGCCGCCTGGCCGATAGGGATCAGGCCAGCATGTTCCGCCATGACCACAGATCCCCTTGGAACGCTCGATCATAAAAAAGGAATAAACCTCTATTCTGCTTGTCTTCCTGCGCACATCGAGCATGTATGGGTCCGAAACGGAGACCAGGATGCACAAGCCACGGAAGGACAACAGCGAAGCGCTCGCCGCCTTCATCACGAAGAAGGCAGAAATCGACACAATGCTTGAACGCCTCGCCGCCCTGAGCGCGACCCAATTCAACGTCGACCCGGAAACCCTTCACTGGGGTCACGTCGGCGATCTCGGATTCTACGCCAGCAAGCTTCGGCGCATCACGGACTCCGCCTTCAGGGAGGGCGAATATGCCGAGTGACAAGTCTGCGCCTGAAAAAGTCTTCAGCTACGGCACCGGCATCTTCGGCCGCATGATCGAATGCTACCGGATCGGTGACGAGTTCGTCCTCTACGGTGTCACCGCGCAAGGCGGTCCAAGGGTCCTGCCCAGCATTGGCATGGCACGGGAGGTAGCGGCTTCCGCCCTGCCCTGAACGACTGACCACGCAAGCCGCTCCGCCCTGCATGAAGCGCGGGGCTTGGGCTCATAGGAACCGGCAGTCCCGCCAGGTCCGCGAACCCCGATGGAGCCAACCGCATGACGAAACTTTCCGACACCCAGCGCGTCATCCTCAGCGCCGCCTCGCAGCGCACCGACCGCCTTGCCCTGCCCCTTCCCAAAAGCCTGAAGGGCGGAGCCGCCCACAAGGTTGTGAACGCCCTGATCGAGAAGGGCCTCCTTAAGGAAGTGAAGGCCAACCGCAAGCTTGGCGATCCCGTCTGGCGAGAGAGCGACGAGGGTCACGGCCTGACGCTGATCATCTCCGATGCGGGTTTTACCGCCATCGGCATACAGGTTGAGCCTCAGAAGACCAAGAGTCAGAAGCCGACGCCGAAGTCCGTCCCCACCGAGCGCAAGATGCGCGAGGGCACGAAGCAGGCTCTGGTGATCGAGATGCTACGGCGCCCCGAGGGATCGACCATCGCGGAGATTGTCCAGGCGACCGGGTGGGCGTCACACACCACGCGCGGCTTTTTTGCGGGCGCGCTCAAGAAGAAGCTCGGCCTCGTGATTACCTCCGAGAAGGATGAAGTCCGGGGCCGCTGGTACAGGATCGAGGCCTGACGGGAACGGGATCTCTACCAAAAAAGCGAGCCGCCGGGTGATTAAGTCCGGCGGCTCTCTCAGTTCAGGGAGGTTACGTTAGCCAGCTTTACCGATGGAGCCTCTGGATGTCGACCGCCGTGAGGCCGTCGCCGCTGCATGCAAGCCCTGCGTCACGCGAAGGGAAACGGGAATTGAACAGGCGGCGCAGAACGTACGCCCTGATCAGAGATACGCAGGTGAAGATCAAGCCGATGACCAGATTTTCACTGAGCGAGGCGTGTAGCCCGAACAGCGGGAACACGGTGATCTGGGTCAGTACGGCAATGGCGTAACCCACCGCGATGTTGGCAAGCGCCTCCACAAGTGACATCAGGCGCGACTGCATCAGCGAGCCTCCTTCTGGCTGCCGGTCCGCTGTGCCTTGAGATCGTCGAAGGTGCGGTCCTCGCCGTCGAGCACGGCCACCCTGCCAGTGTGGTTTTGCCAGCGGGTGACGATCACATCGACGTATTTGGGATCGAGCTCCATGAGCCGCGCCGAGCGGCCTGTGCGTTCAGCCGCGATGAGCGTGGTGCCGGAGCCGCCAAACAGGTCGAGGACGATGTCCCGGCTCTTGGAGGAATTGGTGATGGCGCGTTCAACCAGTTCGACGGGCTTCATGGTAGGGTGAAGGTCATTGACCCGCGGCTTGTCGACGAACCACACATCGCCCTGGTCGCGGGCGCCGCACCAGTAGTGCTGGCTGCCGTCTTTCCAGCCGTAGAGGATCGGCTCATACTGCCGCTGGTAATCCGCCCGGCCGAGGGTGAAGGTGTTCTTGGCCCAGATGATGAAGGTCGACCACTTGCCCCCTGCTTCCTTGAATGCGCGCTGCAGGGTGTCGAGCTCCGAGGAGCTCATGCTCATGTAGCAGGCGCCCTTCGTCACCATCAGCAGGTTGACGCAAGCATCGTAGAGGAACTGGTAGAAGGCCTCGCCCAGGGCATCGTTCAGAATGCGGCGGTCCTTCGTCAGCGCCTTGTTCTTCGCGGCGTTGGCGTAGTCGACATTATAAGGCGCGTCGCAGAAACTCATGTTGGCAAGCTGGCCGTCCATCAGTTTCTCGACGTCGGTCAGCACGGTGGCGTCGCCGCAGAGAACGCGGTGGTCACCGAGGATCCAGAGGTCGCCCGGCCTGCTGACCGGCACCTCGGGAACCTCCGGAGCCTCGTCCGGATCGGTCAGGCCTTCGACCTGCTCGGCCCCCAAGAGGTTCTCCAGCTGCTCGCCATCGAAGCCAGTCAGCTCCAGATCGAAACCGTCGAGCTTCAAATCGCCGAATTCCAGACGCAGAAGCTCATCGTCCCATTGGGCATTCTCGTGAGACCGATTGTCCATCAGCCGGTAGGCCTTGGCCTGGGCCGGTGACAATCCCTCGGCCACATGTACCGGGACCATCTTCAGCCCCAGTGCCTTGGCTGCCTCGAGCCGGGTGTGGCCTACGATCACCACCATCTTCCCGTCTACCACAATGGGCTGGCGGAATCCGAACTCGGCGATCGAAGCCTTCACCGCATCGATGGCGGCGGCGTTGTTGCGCGGGTTGCGGGCATAGGGGACCAGCGTCTCCACCGGCATGTCGGTGACGATCATCAGATACCCCGCAAATGCACTGAATTTTGTACTCCGCCGTCAGCGCGGCCGGCGAATACCTAAAAGATCAAGCGTGGCAGGATCGTCCTGGCCATCGCAGTAAAGGTCCAATGCCAGGCGGAACGGCATGCCGTTCCCACTCGCCAAGGCAAAGAGCGTCATCGACGAGCGGAACTTCACGTCATCGGGTGAGCCGAAGATGTCGTGAAGCGTCCTGCCGGTGACGCTCAGGACGGCCTCAACGCATTCCCTCAGTCGCGGCCCCAGCACAGCGTGGTCCAGGTAGGCGCGGGCCTCGGCAAGATTCTCGATCCCGTAGTGCTGGGCCATCGAAGATCGGCCGAGACCCCGGAGTTGCGGAAAGACGAACCACATCCAGTGGGTCTCCTTGCGCCCGGCGCGAAGCTCTCGAAGCACGGTCTCGATGACCGGGTCCTGCGCCTTCACGAAGCGGTCGGGATCGAACATCAGGTCCCCGAAACACTGGAAATTATCTGCAGTCTAAGCACCTTCCGCGCGGTCCACAAACCGTATCTTCCGGCTATCCAATTCAAAACAAAATGGAAAAACCAAAAGCAGAAAAACGCTCGAAAACCGGGCTGCCGCGCCAGCGCTACTCAGAACCCCGCAATGGGGCTCCTGGGCCCGCCCCCCTACGCACGACTACGATTACGCGGGAGCCCCCGGAAGCCCGCTCCAGCCAGCATCATTTCGATCAGACGTGCCGACTCCTTCAGTACGCGAGGATGCTGATCGGTCCAGGCGGTGTACGCTTCATCACGCAGCATCTCGACGGGGACCGCAGGACCCCACAGCTGCTCGATGGGGAACCGCGCCTTGCCCGTGCGCTTGAATACACCGCCACCGAAACGCTTCACCACAAACGCGGAGCGGAAGGTCTGCGCCTTGCCCCAGATCTTCGCGCGCACGCCGTAGGAGAACTGCTTCGCGCCGAAGAACGAGAGAGGCAGATGGCGGCCGGTGCCGGAGGTAACGGTCGACATCGTGTTGCGGGTTGCGGACGTGAAGCGCGTCGCAGCGTTCACGGCGCCGCGTGGGATCGATGATTGCTGCGCAAGCGACCGGCGCAGCTGCGTGAGGGACTTGCGGCCCTCCTTGTTCAGCGCCATCGAGAAGGCACGGCGGGCTTCTCCCTCGCCAAGACGGGTGCACGCCGCTTCG